CGGTGCTCAAGTCATTGGTCACACGAAAGCTATTGCGCTTGACGCGACAGCTTACGTTGGCGATATCCTGAACATCGAACACACTGACGCCACCATCGGGACCTACACCGTTGTTGACGTTGACGGTTCCGACGTTTGGTTGGATCGCCCGCTGGACAAAGCCATTGCCGATGCGGCAGCGGTTGCGTTCTGGCCCATGGGTTCCTACAACCTGGCCCTCGAACCGGATGCCATCATGATGGCTTCTCGTCCTCTGCCCGCTGTACCTCCCGAAACTGGCGCTAAGTCGGTGACGGTGAATTACGACGGCATGACCGTGCGGATCACCATGAGTTACGAAGGGCGTGGACAAGCCATGCTCGTGACCATGGACATCCTCTACGGTCTGAAAGTGCTCCGCGAAGAAAAGGGCGGCGTACTCTTCGGCTAACAGCCACCGGCGACCTAAACATTGTTTAGGTCGCCGGACCCCTCTTTATTTATCCAATGAACACTCGCAAAACAGTTAAAGGTAACTTACGCCGCTTGAAGAAGAACGGCGAAAGGGTTACTATTGTCTCTGCCCGCGAGGAATCAGACTTCGATGTTGTTTCGGGTAAACAGGTAGTTAAGAAAAAGCAATTGGTTGTGCGGAAGGCCATTCCAATGCCCGCCAGTACCTTGCGTAAATTCTTCTACGACCTCGACTACATCGCAGCAAATAACAATTTCACGCAAGGTGGTTATTTTGACGTCACCATGCGCTTTATTTTAATTGACGGCGGCGACCTAAAGGGTTTCGTGCCAGCTATCGACGACGAGATGATCGTCGATCGTGTGCGTTACGGCATCAAGGAAATTAAACCAACAGACTTTAATCTTGGTTTCATTTTTCGGATCGAAGCAGTGGGAGGGATTAAAGATGTCTTTACCGCCTAACACAAATCTACGTCGCTGGTGCCTCGCCACGTTTCTTGAGCACTTTAAAGGTGTTTTCGTGAACAACAAGTACCCGTACATCCAAGGACAGTTTCAAGACGGCAACGCTGGCGACAATCCCGACACGTTGGAGCGCATAGAGTTACGTATCGACGGACCTTGGACGCAATCTCAGCATATTTACGAGAAGCACGGTTTTGAAGTCAACATTTTGGTGATCACGTCAAAAGAAGCACGCGATGTGTTTAAGCACGACGAGCGCGTGGACACAGTCCGGCAGTTGTTCACGGACTGCTTACCTCTTTACAAGATCGAAAAGGGTCTTAATTCTCCTTGGGAAGTCGTAGGAACTCTCTACGCCGAGAAGAGTAAAAGACGCCCGATGCAGGTCAAGAATTTTGGTCAGATTGACCCTAACGTACCCATTTTACAGTCGACCGTCGAAGGTCGTTACTTTCTCGAATACGCGAGAAACGGATAGAATTGCTCACCACCCCGCGAGATTACCTCAGGTCTTGATAAGGGTTTAACTGAGGGCCACTGAACACTAAACGGAGAATAAGTCATGGCACCTAAACTTGCACGTATTGACTTGAAGAATGTGACCATCAAGATTCTTGATGGTAAAGCAATCGCCTCCACCGCCCTTTTGGACGGCGCAGTCAGCGTAGGGGACACAACTGTGACCCTTGCCACTGGCGGTGTCGCCGCAGAAGGTTTGGCGGTGGGTGATTGGATTTCGCCCGATAGTACCGGTTTCCGACCGCGCTATTGGATTACGAAAATCGACGCCGACGAATTGACGCTCGACCGCGCTTCTACCGAAGCATGGATCGATGCCGCTGTCTTCGGTCGGCAGAGCCCGAACGAAGTTGAAATCAACATCGGCGAAGGTAATATCACTTGGAGCACGAAAGACGCTAACGAGTACCGCTTGAACAAGCGTAGTCTCGACACTGTTGTGAGCGGCGACGAGCAACCGATGGATGTTTCCTTCTCAATCGTCTGGGACGCGTTGATTGACCGCATTGGCGGCTCAGCACCGCGACCTTACGAAGCGCTGAAGAACATCGGCGAAGCGGCGGCGTGGATTTCTGCCGGCGAGCTGTGCGAAAAGTTCGCTGTGGACATTGTTGTTTACAATGAACCTGATTGCGCCACGCTGACGGACCCCAGTGAGCTGTACATCTTCCCGATGTTCCGTTGGGACGAGATTGCTGGCGACATGAGCAATAACGCTCTTGAAGCAACAGGACGTTGTAACGTTCTGGAGCCCGTAATTGCACGTTACGGTAGCTAAAACCTAGCTCAAGCACCTAAACATTGTTTAGGTGCTTGAGCACCCTTTAACCCTAGGAGAACAAGATGAAAATTAAAGGCTTAGACCCAAAACCATATAAAACCCTCTTTGTCAATTTTATGGACAGTGAGGTCGAGTTCCGCGCAGAGCCCGTCACCGACTTGGAAGACTTTGAAAAGACCTTCCCTCAACCGACCATTCCAAAAAAGACGTTGGCCAGTGGCGAAGTGATTCCCATTCCCAATGACAAGAAGTACCGAAAAGAGTTCAACACGTGGGCCGAAGCGCGCACCGTTTGGCTTATCGCTAAATCGCTTCTTGCCACGGAAGGTTTGGAATGGGATCAGATCAAATTCGATGATTACTTGACGCTGACCTTTGACACCCTTACAGGTGAGTTCAAGAGCGTCGGATATCCCGAAGCTATCGGCGTGCAACTGAGCAATCTCGGAATGGACGCTAACGCGCTGTCTGACAGTATTGTGAAGGAATCCCGTGGCACTTTTTTGCCTGGAGCGGAACCTCGCGACCCCGTCAATTCCTCGCGCCGTTCCGAACCGCCGAGTACGCCAAATGGAGAGCCTGCGAGCGCCTCGGACTAGTACCGCCAGGCGTTAAGAAAGAGTGGGACGCTAATCACGCATTAGCCCAAGGACAAATTTTAGCATATGCCGGAATAAGAGACGAAGAAGAGTATGATCAACAGCGCGACTAAATTTAGAATACGCCATCAGAAGTGGAAACCCACTTCTGAGGCTATGGCTCGCGAACTGCACAATCAACTCGAAATCGCTTCCCGAAAAGCTGTGCGTGAAATGTATGCGTCTATCTCTGTTTGGACGGGCCGCAGCGCAGGATCACTCCTGCCTGCGGCCCAAGCTCTTGGCATTCAATTGAACATTCAAGTCCCGAAAACAGTAGATTACACGACGAAAGAAGGCAAGAAACGTGTTTACAAGATTGTCGACCAAATTCAAAAAGGCTTGAGCGAAGGTAGTTTCTTCATTTCAGACCCTAAGCCTGGACAAAAGAGCTACACCGTACGCGTGAAGTCCGCCGTGCCTTATTTTGGCCAGAACGATAATTTTGCCGTGAGTGGTCCACCACCTGCCTCTACAAAACCAGCCGCTTCTCACCACTGGAACCCTACGCCTTGGAACTCACAAGACAAAGGGATGACGCTTCTCGCGCAAGAGATGCACGAACGGGTTCCTAAAATCGCCTCCACACTCCTAGTGCGTGGAATGCACATAGTCCTCGAATACAGTTAAAATAATGGCAAATAACGTCAATCAAGAATATAACTTAGACACATCCAAAACCGTTAAGGCTTTGGATGCGGTCAACGGTGCACTACTGAAACTCGATAAGTCGTCGGAGACGCTCAACAAGACGAACGAGGGCGTTATTAAAAAGACTGAGCGTCTCATTGACTGGCAGAAGAAGCTGCGGGACGCCACGGATCGCAATAGCGAGTTAATGAAAACTAATTCGCGGAACACAGGTAAGAACACGACCCAGACTAGAAAAAATACCGAAGCTGTTCGCGATCAGATCAAAGCATCGGATGCTTTGAATACTACAATGAAGGCGAACGCGGACACCCAAAAAGGCGTGTTGGCTACGCAGGAAAAGACTGAACGCAACACCGAAAGCCTTGCGCGCAGCATGGCCGGATTGAATACGGTTTACGCGGAACAGGCTGCCGCCTTACGGAAAGTAACCGCGGAGCAAAACAAAAAGAATGCCGCAGCATCGCGCGCACAATCTCGTCAAAACTTAGTCGGGAATCTGCGCGGCGACACCACTGTTGGAGCACTTCAGCGAGCCGTTCCTTTAGACCTCAAAACGCAAAAAGCCATTAACGAGGCCGCAAAGCTCGAAACAGCACTACATAAGGTCGCAGCACAAAGCGGTATTGCGGGCAGAAAACTTCGAGAAATGGTCAGTGACGCGGCCAAAGGTAAACTGGTCACTTACACGGCAGCTACCCGTAGAGCGGGCGCAGCTATTACTGATCTTGTCGCAAGATACAGAGAAGTTGGTCGTGCGCAGGAACGCTGGGCGACCCAAAGTTTAACAAATATTAACAAAGTTACCTTGTCTTGGCGCTCATACGCCCGATTCTTTGCGACACATTTAACGTACCGCGCGTTTACGCAGTCAGCTACCGCCATTCGGGAGGGGATCACACTTGCTGCGGACTTCGAGAAGAGTATCGCGGAGATTCGCACCATTTCCCAAGACAGCTCAAAGTCAGTAAACGACTGGGCTAAGGAATTACGTGAGCTATCAGACGCCTTCCCGCAATCGACATTGGAGATTGCCGAAGGCGCTTATCAAGCCCTGTCTAATCAGGTTGTGGATGCCGCAAACACCACGAGCTTCTTACGAGAATCCTTGCGTTTGGCTATCACGGCTGTTTCTAGTAACGCTGACGCTGTGAATGCGCTATCGTCTGTGCTCAATTCCTATGGACAGTCTGCTGAGCACGCTGGTGAAGTCTCAGCCCAACTCTTTAAAATTGTTGAGTTGGGTCGAATCCGTTTGAAGAACATCGCTAACGATCTTGGTAATATAACTATTCTTAGTTCGCAGTTAGGTGTCTCTTTTGCCGAAGTGGGTGCTTCTTTGACCACTCTGACAACGCAAGGGGTTAAAGAGGCGACAGCCATGACGCTCCTGCGAAACGTGATGCTGAAGCTTATTAAACCTACGGGTGAAATGACCGATTTGTTGAATCAATTTGGTTACGAGACTGCAGAACAAGCTGTCGCGGCTGAGGGTTGGATTGGTCTTGTTAAGAAGATGGCTGACGCCACTAAAGGCAGTACCACTGAAATAGGTAAATTATTCTCACGGGTCCGCGGCATCGTAGGTTTTGCGGGTTTGACCTCCGTAGAGAGTCTCAAGACGTTTGCGTCAGACTATTCGGAGATACTTTTCGAGTCCGCCGCCGCTTACGACGAGGCAACAAAACGCGCTTTCGACATCCCTGCCAGACGCGCAGAGATCGAGTTGCAGAAACTTAAGAACTTTTTCACCGTCGATCTTGGGCGTGAGGCTTTATCTCGTCTCGTCGAAATGACTGAGGCTTTCGGCGGCCTCACTAACGCCGTCAAAGTTCTCGGTAAAGCGGTAGCGATTACTTTTGCCGCCCTTATCTCGAAAGGGATTTTCGTCAAACTAACCCAAAAAGCGATCTTACTCACGGAAGCTTGGAAAAAGTTGGCCGCCGCACAAAGCGTTCTAAAAGCGTTGACAACAACGTACTTAACCTCCATCGTCGGCTTAACCGCCGCAGTGGTGGGCGCGGGAGCTGCTTATGTTTACATGAAGCATAAGTCCCAAGAAGCGGCGAAGCAGAATTTAAGGGACGCGCGCCTAATAGCCGAGGCTACAGATGCGACTAATAAAGCAATCGTTCGCGAAAAAGAACAACGCGTGATTTACACACAAGCTGTTATCGCGTCCACGCAATCGGCATTAAAGATCACGGCTAGTTACCGCGCTAAGAGTCTCGAAACGACTAAAATTCTTTCAGCGGCGTGGGATTCTGCAGCTAAGAACACAACACGCGCCTTGAAAGCGATGGAAAAGGCGCTAGACACCCAGACGTTAGACGACCTGAAAGACGACCTCAAGAGTATCGAAGACGGACAACCTGACTTTAAGCTCGAAGCGAGTAAGTTAACGTTCGAGCTTGAGTTCGAGGACTTACAGACAGTTAACGCTAAGATTGACGCGTTAACTGCCCGCGCACAAGCGCTCAAAGAAACAGCTATTCAGTTCTACGATAAGGGCGAGTTAGACGAAGCGCGCAAGTACTGGGATCAGGCTAAGACGCGCGCACAAGAAATTGTTGCGCTGCAAGAAGAGCGTTTTAAAGACGGACCTGGCGCCTACGGTTTTGATGCCTTAGAGGAAAGTAAACGGGCAGTCATCTCTCTGCTGGAAGAACAAAGACTTAAAGAGGTTGAGATATCTGGCGTCATCCAAAAAAGAATCGATGCTGAGCGCGAAGCCCTACTCGCACGTAAAGCCACCTTTAAAGCTTTTTACGCTGCGCAAACTGAACTGACACGCACGCGTGAAGCTCTTCCCGACGCCACGCCACAAGAGCTAGCTAGCGACAACAAACAGAATAGAGCTAACCTAGAAGAACTGCGACGAATAGTTGGGGAGAATCCAACTCTTGAAGCGCAGCAAGCCTTGCGCGAATTGCAAGCGCAGTTCACAGAACAAGTGCGACTTGGGGCTGAGCGCGTAGCCATCGCAACACAGAACGCTTTTGACAAAGTAACAAACTCTTTCAGTGAAGGCCAAACTGAGTTAGTTGGTGCGCTGTCCGATAACACGACTAAACTGCGATCGGCTTTGACGAACTCCGTCGCGGATATCGCTAGCACGCTTAAGGGGTCTGAGGCAATCACGTCCCCTGCTGTTCAAGGTCTAGTTGAGTCGTTTCAAGACATGGTGAGCAAAGGAACCATCCCGCTCACTGAAGGTGTGTTAGCCGACCTAGAAGCGTTCGGGGCGGCTTGGGATGTTCAGATCACTGAAGCAGAAGCACGTGTCGCGCTTCTCGAAAAAGTATATGCTGCATCTAGTAACAATATCGCACTAATTGCGGCAGGTGCGCCTAGTCGTAAGGCGGCGACGAAAGCCCTCGAAGAAGGGAAAGAAGAACTAAAAGACATGGTTGCGCAAGCTGAAAAGCTGGACGCGCTCCCTGGCTTCTTCGAGCGTGCGGCAAAAAGCGCCAAAACATTGAAGGACTACACAAACAGTACAGCGGCAATCGCTGCCCAAAACTTTGTTATTAACAAGGCTATCAAAGCAACAGAGGGCGATCCCGAGAAACTCGTTAAGTTGGCGCAAAACCTCAGCGTCGCGACAGATGAGGTACTTAACCGCTGGCGAACAATGGCTGGTCTTCCGCCCGTTGTTAAAAATGCGATTGACGAAGTTACTGACGCAACAGAGAATACTTTTGAAGCTGCTGCTAAGCTACCAACGGCTTTTGACAACACCGTCAGTGCCGCAAGAGAATTAAAGGCCCAGCTTGAGGGCGGTGCTGCTGCGGCCGCGCGTATTGATCCTCGAATAACTGTTATTAAAACAGACGAAACCACCAGCGGCCGGTTTACTGGAAAATCGCGCTTCGACGACACGGTTTCCCGTTTCAATAAGGGCGGCGAAGTTCCTGGCTTTAGTACAGGTGGTCGAGTGAAAGGCGCGGGTAATCGCGACACCGTGCCCGCGTGGTTAACTCCTGGTGAGTTCGTTGTGCGCGCTGAGGCGTCGCGCAAGAACTTTGGTATGATTAGTGCGCTAAATAAGAACCCCGACGTCGTTAACAACGCCTTATCAAACGTGCAACAGGGTCTATCTAATTTTGTCGAGCGTGAGCTAGGCGCGGGGCGTAGCGCGAATGCCGCGCTCTTGCACGGTCTAAATAGAATGAGCACGGATATGGCGAGATTAACTTTAATCTCACTCGAACAAAAGCGGCACCAAGAAGCGACGGTGCCCCGTTTCAGAAAAGTCTCTGGGGACTACTTCAACGGGATCGCTAAAGCAGGAACGGCTGGCGAGTGGACGTCAGTTCGACCCTCTTTCTTCAACGAAGGTGGCCAAGTCCCAGGATCGGGTAACACGGACAGCGTTCCGGCTATGTTAACTCCTGGTGAGTATGTCGTTAACAGCGAAGCCACGAGTAGGAACGCGCCTCTACTGGCGGCAATTAACGCTGGCCGTTCACCGGTTAACAATAATACGAATAGCAGTCAGGTTGTAGGGGACATTCACTTGAACCTCGCGGCACCTGCTAACGGAGCATATACTGATAATCAAGTCATTGCGCTTGGTAAGCAATTGAATAAAGTAATTAGACGGGGAGCTTTGAAGTTAGGATGAGTGATTCACTGTTAATTAAAAGTGGGGTCGCGGCCCTTATAGCTGCGACTATCGACCTAAACAATGTTGTGGTGCAATTCCCGCCTAATCGCGGGGACTTCTTCGTCCCTGGTGATGAGGTTGTCATTGACTACGCCGACGGCAGTTACAGCGAACATGAGGTGACGGTTATTGACGAAGAAAATAGTCAAGTAACGATCGACACAAATCTCACGGCAGACAAAACACCCATCAACATGTATCTTCCGACGAAGATGGCTTTCTCGGACGTGGAAATCACACCGGCGTTAGATGACAATATCGAACAAGAAGCGCAAGAAAATGCGTTGCGCGTTCCTATCTACAACGCGCCACGTGTCGACACTGAGTGGCACAACCTGACTGTGACTACTACGCTACAAGGAACGACGGTAGGTAAACCACGTCCCGCGCCCGAGAACCCCGATAGCGTGGAACCCACTGAGTACGAAACGTTTGACAGTTTCAGGACCAAGATTCCTCAAATGGTGGGGCGTAGCGTGGTCCTAGAAGCTGACGACTCTTACGTCTACCTCGCGCTCGACGAAGCTTATATCACCGACGAAGATATTACAATAACCGCCCTTGACGGTTTCCGGTTCGAGGTCACGTTAAGTGTTTCTGGGTACGGTTATCGTATGGACAAGGACGATTACCCCGCACAACCGGTGAATAACTACAATCCCATCGCGACGGAGCAGAACGTGTTGCCTTGGGGCATTGACGCTAGTGGGTGGTATGTTTCTGCGTTTGCCGATGCTGCGACTGTTGGTGAGCGTGGAGTGTTTTATAACAACTCAAGCTACACGTTTCCACCGCTCCCCGATACTTTCTGGTACAAGACTATTGGAACGCTACCTTACGATAGTGGTGTTGATGACTGGCTAGGTAACGCCGCGTGGTCGGCAGCTTTTTGGTTAGTTAACGCAACCGACGTTGTTAGTAACACCCTTGAACTGTTACGTTTCCAAGGGATCACGGACCCAGGTATTTTGGCTGCTATCACCTTTTCTGATAGCACGAAAACCACTTTCTCTTTCTACGTTGGAACGGACATAGAAATAACGAAGTGGGTGTTTCCCGTACAGAGCCGTCATTCTTTTGTGCTGGTCCAAGACAGTTCATTTAACTACAAGTTGTACGTGGATGGCGCGCTACTATCCCCGACAACCGGAACGGGCTTAGGTGCAAACACAGACGACATTATTGTGTCGCAAGCCTGTAGCGGCGTCCGTTGTGTTTGGGACAATATGGCCATGTGGACCTCGGAACTTTCCGCAGCTCAAGCCCTAGCTTTCCACAACGCTGGTCGCAGAACACCCGCAGCAGACACCATCGCTTCGCCTAAAGTGTTCGCAAGAGCCAAGTACAACGTAACCCCTGCCGTACCGGTGACGCCGTGAAGCGCTCCGAGTTCACATTAGAAGTTTTACCTGAGGAAGGTACCGCTAACCTCGGCCTTGATTTTAATGTTCTAGCGATTAACAATCTTGAAATCGCACTGCTTCTGAAATCACAGGTAGCCAAAACGTTCTCTAATAGGTTCTATGCGACATCGCGGACCGATGGTGCGGTCCGCGTGTCGATCACAACAGATATGTTAATCGGACCTGACCTGATAGGTTTACGGAATCTCCTTATCACGACCCTTCAAGATCGGCCCGCGGCTCTAACGCTCCACTTTGGCGATGACGAAGGTAGCGAGAAAACTATCACAGGTCGTTACGTTCCTCAAACATTGAGCATGATTTCCGTCAATAAGCGGAAAGAATGTAATCGCGAACTTACTTTTCAATTCCAAGGAATTATGGCATGATCACGTTACCGGCTTACTTACAAAACGATTACTTCGCGAAAGACATCCTCTTCGCGTTTAAAGTTTACGACGCTGCGGACGCTGTTATCCTTACCTGCACGTCCGAAGGTAATGACAGTACCGATGACATCTTACTGGGCTTCGCGGACATTACTACTCTGATCGGACAAGAGGCTTTAACTACTGTGGGCTCAACGAGTGTTGAAGTTATTAGCAACAAGTCGCTCGACGCCTTTAACTTGGAATACAAAAAGGCCACTATTGAAGTGTACAAGGAGGGTGAGACTCCTTTATTACTGTTTACTGGTAAGATAGCCCCACCATTGGCACTAAACCCTAGTAGTGGTATATATACTATTAGTCTAGTTACTGCTCAACTGGATGTTAAGATTCTCGCAGATATGTCTTTTACCGCAAAAAAGCCCAGTGAACATATCCAAGACCTCGTGGACACGCTCGACGATATTGATTACGACGCAACCACGTTCGCGGCACTGGACGCCAACGCGTCAAACACTGTTGGCGACGTGTTTGAAATCGAAGCAACAGAAAACGCCGACTATAAAACAACAATAGAACGCCTCGCGTGGATCGGCGCTTATGGGTTACTACTCAAGAACGATGTTCTTTACGGCTTCGATTTACGGCAACCTACACCCACAACCACTTCGACTGTCGACATCGGTGACGCGATCATCGAGGGGTTCACTATTGGGAGCAAGGACGAAACCGAACTCTTTACCCGCGTGATCGTCCAGCAGGGCGACGACACCTTAACGTGGACCAGGAACCGCGAGCTCTATGGCGATCGGCAAACCACCCAAACATTGTTAGGGTACGATCTGCTCAACGAAACTGTCACGACGCGACTCAATTACTGGTTGTTCCAATACGGCCACCTGTGGAAGCGCGTTACCATGAGATTACCGCTGTCGTACGCGGGGTTGGAAGTCTATGACATCGTGGCCTTCGACGGGTTGGAGTACCTTTTTGGGCTGCCGACGGGCGGAATCACTGGAAGAGTTCTGTCCACAGGGTTGGATTTTGAGGGCTTCGTTACGGTTACGGTTGAAACGAACGTCGATGCGCGGACCAATGAACAGAATGACAAATACTGGGACACAGGAACGTTTGCCTCGCTAGTGGTGCTCGAAGACGTTGAGTACGTTTCGGGTGACGACTTCAACGTAACGTGGCGACGACTGACTGCCAACGACGCAGGTGGTAATCCGATTAACCGCTACCAGTTGCAGGTTATTAAAGATAGCGTACCTGAGACACCGTTAGAGTACACCGGCGAGCCTGATGAGGTTATCACGAAATTGATTACTTTAACGGCTGCGCCAGCCAATCACGATTACGAGATAAAAGTGCGTCCGTACATTACTGATATTGGTCAGTGGGGTAATTGGAGTAACACGGTCGCGTTCCGCTATGTCAACGACCTCGCGCCGCTTAACCCCGACTGGGAAGAAAAGGACGAAACAGGGGAAATGTGGGCTACGAAAACGTCTTACGTTACTTTTGAACTTCCCGAGTACGCCGAAACGTTAGAGATTGAGTTCTTTAAAGCTGACGACACTTCGCTAGGTACTCGGTCGTTTACCGCAGGTTACGAGGGTAAGGTTTACGAACAGTTTCGTGTTGACGACATCCCACGTTACACGTCAAAATTTAAGCTGAGGTACACCAGTGTTGGTGGAGCCTCAGCTTGGAGTGGTTTCTCTGGAACGTTATTACACGATGTTCCTGATGCGGTTACGGGTACGGGTGCCATCATGAGCATAACTGACGAGAATTATCCCGACGTGGGTGGCGACACGAATCCTAGTTTCTCGTACACGCTCGCAGGTTGGGGCGGTGCCAATTGGACGTGTAAAGTTATTTGGCGCGCCGATCAACCTCGGGCCTCGAAACTTAAATTCGTGGAGCAGTATTACAGTGCGACAGGTACGCCTCTTTGGTATCCCGCGACGGTGGCCTCGTCACACAACATCACTGATGAACTAACCTACATCTACCCTGGCCGGAGGCACTGGTTCTCGCGCGACGACCTGAACAGTCATTACATCGGTGGGAGCCATAAGCAACACGCCCAAGGTGTTACTCCAGTTTACTCCAACGCTTACGGCGATGCGATTTCTGGGGAAGTGATCTACTTCTTAATTGATTACCCGAGCGACACAACAAAACATGACGAAGCGAGCACATCGACCACTAACACGGCACCTGGGGTTACACCATAACAATGTTATGGTATCTTGAGACAGAGACAGAGCGCAACAAAACAAATGACAAAGATAATCCAAGCCAGTACAAAGAATTCTTCAAAATCTAGTTTCATCTTTCGCAAAGCTCCCTGTATATTTTCTTACAGTGTTTAAAATCCTCCCACGCGTACTCCAGTCTAAAACCTGACCAGAAACGTAGGTATATCCGATGGCCTGTATTCTCATAGGACCAAGATTCTCTTTCAAGGGATCTGCATACGCAAATGTTCGGAAGAAATGCCGTACGTAGTCGCCAGAAAGGTGATCCTTCCTTTGCCCTGTCAAGTAGCATGTACCATTTTACGCTTGCTTTCATCTTTGCACCGGAAATATTTTGTCGAAGTGGATTCTCAAATCAACCTTCGGGATTTTCGTTTTACGCTCAGTGGCTAACCATTCTGAGATGTTGACGCTTGGACCTTCTTCGATAAGAGCATCGAAGCACTCGTTACAGATGTAACCGTACTCGTAAGAATACCTGTCACACATGATGTTCTCGCAATCTATCTTCTGACAAGTTAGGACACCCATCACAGCACCTTATCAGGGAAAGCCGCGAGAAGCGTGTGTATTATGTCTACGAATGTGTGATTACCGCAATCTTTATAGACTACGATCCGTGTCTCCAAAGCTCCCGACGGTGCCAGCAGGGTATTAAACAGGTGGATAGTGATGTCCGTGTAACCCTTCTGGATCGTTTTGGAACTTGTTGCGTGGTGTGGTCCGCCGACGTGTAGATATTTCATGATTTCTCCTTGGTTCACCTAAACATTGTTATGGTCGGGGACGCATCCCTCGGCTGTATGTTTCAATCAATCTCTTGTAAATCTGCGCGGTCACTAAGCTGTCGTTAAGTGCGTCGTGGTGGCCAGGGTTCGAGATGTTGAAAAATCGGGCGAGAGCGGCAACAGAACACTGTCTGATGTCCGGCGGCTCTCCTTGCCAAACCAATGCGTCGTTGATAAACTGCACGGCAGAAATAATGTCCCTGTAGTACGGGTGAAAAAGATTGTGGAAAAGCTCATCGCCCAACCAACTTTGTATGTAGGGTCGATCATTTGGCCAATTGGCCGCGATGGGACACAGCCGCCGATCTGGGGCCAGTTCCAAAGACTGTACCCAATCACATAACATGTCCTGCGCCTTTTCAGCCGTAACACCAACGCTTTGAATCTCCATAAATTTACCGCGGTTGTAAGACGCTTTCGCAATACCGTTCCAGTCAACGTTTTCAAGGCACTCGACCTTCATGTTCACGTAAAAAGGTCGAATGTCTTCGCGGCGCTCATAGTCCGCGTTTAGAGGCACGGCGGCGAACTGAAAGATTTCACCTAACAGCGGGTTGAGGTTCGTGAACTCAATGTCCACGGCCACAGGAACGCTGCCGTGAAAATGCCACGGTGCTTTTTTGTTCGGTGCTGGTTTACCTACTTCGGGATACTTAGCCATCTGTCAATACTCCTGCGGACCATTTTCCGCGTTGTTGTTTAATTTTATACTTGGTTGAATTTTTAAGGTCCGAGTTCACCGCGATGAAGAACTTGTCGCACGTAACCACGCGACTGCTTCCTCGGTTGAACGAGACCGTTAGCGAACGGCGTTCGCCAGCGCTCAATTTCTTATATACTTCGTCGATCATTTTATATCTCCTGATAAAGTTTACCGTCGCGCAACTTCCACGCTTTCGGGTTGTCTGGTGCGCCTATGTTGTCGCCATTCCAGCAAATATTTCCAATGTAGCTCTTGTTGGCCTCGCGCGGTAATCCTCCTGACGGGAACTTGACCTTTAACGCTTTGCTCACTTTCACTTTGCTCCACGCTCCGCGTTCCTCCTGCTCAAGTCCCGCAGTAAAGCGTGCGTAGAACTGCGCGAATTTAATCAAACCGCCGACCTGCTCGGTACAGTGGTTACTGATGAACGTGTCCACAGGATTCTGGTTGTAGGAAGAAACAACTTCCTTCGCGTCCGTGTTGACCACAGGCACATTCAACCGCGAACCGCTGGGCGGAATCTCAAGGTTCATTACGTGCGTGATGAAGTCCGTTGCCTCAGCTTCCAAGTGCTCGATCAACTCGTCCCTTGGAATCAACTCCGTCGGGTTTAGGTCCGGTACTTCAATAACCACGATACGTGTGTCGCCAGGGAAAACAGGGCAGTAACTAGCATTATTTGCACATTGTACCCAGTGTGTCGAGTTCGGCATTACGCAAACCTGTTTGAATTTTGCCTCAATTGCAATTTTTCTATCTGTCACCAGCGATTTGATTTTATCGTAGGCTGTCTTCTCTTTGCTCAGGTCAACTTCCTCCACGGCACACAGGACTTGTCCCGCTAACTCACCGTTGAAACTGTCTTTCTTACGAAGGGTTCTTTCAGCCAACATGTAGCCTTTCGACAGTAGCAGGTTAAGGGACTCGTGAAAACTACTCTTACCTGAATCCTGGTTCCCGAACATGAAAAGATAAGGGAGCTGTTTCAAAGGCTGTTGAAACAAACTCGCGGTCCACAGTTTCAAGTAATCGGCACCTGTGGAAACGTCATTCAATTGACACCACGTATCTTTTTCCACGGCAGAAGTTATGCTCTGTCCACAGTGGTCGAGAATCTTTTGCCAGTGAGGAAAGCGTAAATCTTCTCGCGTGTTATCTGGCGTGAATCTCAGTTTAGCTGGATCGCGGTTCCATTTACGATCACCAACATACTCAGGTTGGAAAGGCTCATTGACGATTTCCCAAGCGCACGCAATCCCTTTTCCGAGAATACGATTAACCTCGTCGCCTTTCTTGCCGTCACCCAATAACATCGTTTTGACGTGTTGTAACGGTTCCTCGCGCCAACCGTCCTCAGTTTGGATGCACCAACCCAAGTCGCGGCCTGTCGCGTAAATGTGCCGAATGTAATCGTCGTAATTTTCCGTGTCGTCATTCACCTGATGTGTTTCACGGCCCACGACCTTTACGTACTTTGTTTTCTCACCGATCCACCCGTCAGGCGTTCCGCGGTCCTTGTTCTCCCTTTCGAGCTCCAAGCTAATCTGGCCCTTTGCGTTCACGCGAACACGAACATCTCTCATTGCCATCTGCACAGGTACGTCAAAAGGCATCCCGAGAGCGCGAAAAGCACTAACAGCCAACTCCGTTTGAGAAAAATAGTAGCCGCCCTTTGGATGCTCTACGCCGCCAAAACAGCGGACAGCGCCTTCGAGGGACAAGGGCTTATTGTAGAAACAGCGTGTCCAACCGCTGTTATCCTGATCCCATGAAGGATGCTCCGAAACGCCTTGCGAGTAACGGCGTACCGACCAAACGCCGTTTCTCATCGGGAAAAGGAAGCAGTTGTGTTCTGACGAACCAGAGGATGTTGTGTCAAACAATCCTTTAAAACCTAGCGCGAGGTGCGCCTCCTTTAAATACTGCGTGTGCGTCACGAGCATGTGCATGTCTTGTTCCCACCACCAAATGCACTCGTTAGCGTTCAAATAGTCAACGAGCTTTTTGTGCTCGGGGTCCAGCTTCAACCGTTGATACTGACCAACGAGTTCTTCCAACGTGGAAATTTGTCTTTCTGGAATGTACGACGGACGCGTGCGTTTGGATGTTCCCTTAATCACTTTAACGTGATCGCGCCAATTCTGAGGGATGTCCTTTTGCGGGATACAATGACCTTGCTTCAACATCTCGAAAGAACGAGGTTTGTCTCCTTTGCGGTGCCAAAGCCAGAGGACCGCGCCACAAACGTCCACTTGTCCCTCAAGAGGTTGACCAGACATTCCTGCCATTTTGCCCAAAACCGCTCGTGCCAGAGCCGCGTGCTCCGTATGGTTGACGGTTGGAACATCGGGCAGGTGAACGTAGATGTGCAACCCGTTACCGCTCGTTGATTTCTGAATCGTCACCCAGTCAATACTTTTCAAAGAAGTGACAATAGAAGAAAGTTCCTCGGGACTGAGGCCCTCTTTCTTGTGGCCGACGATACTGTCGAAATCAAATCCTACCCACTTACTAACCTTGTTCCGCCAATCCCACCCCGTTGCCCCTACAGCTTCAACGTGTTCCTCGAAATTAAAACCGTTCATTTCAACGTCGTTGTCGATCGGATCGCTCATCGAGTTGCGCGGCAAGCGTAGCACGGCTGGCCAGGTTTGTACGCCGTCAGTGTAATCTTTGATCTTTCTATTTTTAAATGTTCTAAGTTCCACGTCGCCGCCGTCCTGTGCGAAGTTAACTTGAACTTCGATGTCCGGCGTGAAGAGGTCTTTAAGGTGCTCGTGCCGCGCACTCTTTTCGAGGAACGCTTTAATAATGGTGGTTCTTTTTGACATATTTGGACCCAAACAATGTTATGGTGAGAGTTGGTAGTTATATACTACTTCTTTTAAAAGATTATTAACTCCTATTCTTTAAAGTAGACGTAACTATACAACTATAAACAGTTTAGCGTTAATTCGGAAGTTTAGTCATTTACTGGTTTATTTATGCCTAAATCGGCACGTGCTCTTTTAGAGGTACGATTTTTGTATGACATCCATATTTTAATCAAACCAACCAGTAAATGGATAAACTTTGAAATTTTCTATGATAGAAAAAATATTTTATTTTCTATCATGGAAAATCTCGCGCGTGATCATTAAAATAACGCGCCCGTGTAGCGCACGCGCCCGCGCGAGAAAAGTCCCTCACAGCCCATTTCCGCACTTTCCTCATTTCGTTTATAGTTCTATACGCTGACAGCAACTAGGCTGTCGTTACAGTTAACTGCAACCGCAAATACAAGACCTAAACATTGTTTAGGCAAACAGGAGACAAGAATATGTCAACCAAACGTGAACAACTCACCATCGACCTCGACCTCATCAAAGAACCGCGGATCAAGTTGCGGGACGTCGATACCGACAGCACCTACTTCAAAGGCATCGTCGACACCCTGCGTGAAGACGGTCTGCTCAACCCGATCAACGTTGAGCGTTACGTCAAGTACAACGAAGAAGACCCCGAGAAGATCGACTTCGAAGGCTTCCGCATCGTTGACGGAATGCACCGTGTTTACGGCGCTCGTGAACTCGGGTGGACCACCATCGAAGCTCTCGTCGGCGAACAAACGGACGAAGAAACTCTTCTCATCCGTTCGATGCTCGCCAACTTGGCACGCGTCGAAACCAAACCTGCTGAGTATGCTCGCGGGATCAAAGCCCTCCTCGACGCCAATCAGAACTGGACCGAAAACCAGTTGGCCACTCGCCTGGGTTGCCCCGCGTCCTTCATCAAGCAGCGCTTGAAGTTGAACAAGTTGGCTGAGTCGCTGAAAGGCAAGCTCGACAACGACGAAATGACTCTGAGCAAAGCGCAAGCTTTGGCAGAGCTTCCCGAAGCCGAACAGATCGAACTGTTCGGGACTTCCGAAGGCGAAGACAACGATGCGTTCCTCGCTCGTGTCTCGGATCGCAAGCGCGAAATCCAACAGGCGTTGCGCGAACAGAAAAGCAACGAACCCGTCGTGTTCGAACCCGTGGCACGTCTGCGGAAAATCGTCGACGTTAAGACTGCAATGGACACTCCGGCTGAAATCGGAACCATTTGCGCCGCCGCCGGTGCCTCCAGCCCGCAGGAAGGAGCGATTGCCGCTCTCGCATGGATTCTGAACCTCGACAAGGAATCTGTCGAAGGCCAGAAAGCGGACTGGGACAAGCGCGAAGAAGACAAGAAAGCGAAAGCTGCCGCACGTACGGCTGGCAACGCTGCGAAGAAAGAAGCCAAGCTCCAGAAAGAGCTTGACGAAATTCGCGCAGCGAAAGCAGCCGCGGCGGACGCTGAGGGCTAATCGTCCTGCGTCAAACGGCGGTGCCGTTAGCGCCGCCGTTTGACAAATTTCCCTGTTGTGTTACAATAGGGTTTCTAAACAATGTTGCGGGCGACCACAACATTGTTTAGGTCTATCGAACCAATAAACAAGAACCAAGAACGAGAAATAAGATTATGAATGACTTACAAGCACTGAAGAATGGTCTCGCGCCGAAGAAACAAGACAAAACAGAATTGGCCGAAGCCGGTTTGCTCGGGGGTAGTTTCCTCGGACAGATGCGTATTGTCTCCGGTTCTTCCGACCTCGCGAAGAAACAGAAAATGCCTGTCGGCAACTGGGCGTACGCAAAAAGCTCCACGGTCCAAGACCTTGGCGAGAAAGTCCTGGCTTTTGTCGTCGCCTTCATTCCGAAAGCGACGGACAGCAGCGGCGGCACTTTCGTTGTCGATTTTGACAACAACAGCGAAACGTACCAGAACATCAAAGCGCGTTCCGATGCGGAACGCACCAACCAGAATCTCCACTACGGTGTCGATTTCCTCGTCTGGCTTCCCGCCCGTAAGGAGTTCGTTTCACTGTTCTGCGGATCGCCGTCCCTGCGTGTGGCGGCAGAAACCCTGCTGGACTTCGTGCAGGAACCCGTTGCTTTCGGCGTCGAGCTGATCGAGAAACCGGACTTCAGTTATCACGTTCCGGTGATCAACGGCACCGATTCCGAAATGCCTCTCCCGTCCCTCGAAGAGTGCGAGAAAGAAATCAACACCTTCATGTCCCGCAAAGCACAGGGTCCTGAAATCGTTGAAGAAGAAACCGCATCTGCGGAAACTGGTGGACGCGTAGAGTGATCCAAATTGCACTAACCCCTGTTTTCAACACGGTAACACCACGCGTACTTGGTGATTACAGGGGTTGGTGTACCAAACGCCATTTAGATTTTGGTATGCCAGACTCGTTGGAACGATACTTTAAAGCAAATGACGCCGACCTCCTTGTGCATATGTCTGTTGCGTTATCGGCCGATTTTGAAGACGTTACAGATGAGAGCGTAATTATTCTAAATCGGAGGGGTGTACTTGTCTCAACGTTTCCTGACAAGTATCTCCTTTCCGCGAGTCTGGCACTTTTTAAATCGTTTATTCTCGAAGTGGATTCTGACCTTTCGAGAAAAATACGTAAAACTTTTCTTTCAGCGGGGTTCCAAAATGTCTTGCATGTATGAACCGCTCACAGCGGGTATCTATAAATTTAAACTACCGCAACCGGCCTACAAAGGTAAGCGCCGGTTTGCGCTCGTACCCGTCGAAATTGAAGTCGTTAACGGAATGTATATCTTGGCATTCGGCTTCAATAACGTTATCAAAGATAAAGTCAAAACGCTGAAGAATCGTCGTTTTGATTGGGACACAAAGACTTGGCGCGCACCAGTGTGCCAACGTAACAATTTCAATCTTCGCCGTTTTATTGGCGAAGATGTTTTCGGCGACTACGACGCGGACCCAAACAATGTTGTGGTGACTTTTTCTCGCCCACTCTTCGACCACCAAAAAGATTTGGTTAAGCACGGTCTGAGCGCCAAGCGCGTAATCTGGGCCGCGGAAATGGGAACAGGTAAAACGTTAGCCGGTATCGAGCTGATGGAACGTAGCGGTAAGCGCGAGTGGTGGTGGGTCGGTCCGAAGTCCGCGGTCGCAGCCGTCAAACTAGACTTCCGTAAGTGGGACGCTCAGATCAAACCGACCTTTATGACTTACGAGGGCATGGTTAAGCGTGTCAAAGAACATCCCGAGTACGTCCCAGAAGGCGTTATTTTTGACGAATCGTCGAAGCTCAAAACGGAAACAGCGAAACGCTCACAGTACGCTTTAGCTCTCGCAAACGCAATCAGAGACGACCACGACGGGTACGTAATTCTGATGTCGGGAACACCCGCACCAAAAAGCCCTGTCGATTGGTGGAACCAGACTGAGGTTGCTTGCCCTGGCTTTCTACTGGAAGGTTCGGCAAACACTCTTCAATACCGCTTGGCTCACTTTGAGCAGTGCGAGGGTGTTGGCGGACAAACTTATCCGAAACTCGTCGCGTGGAAAGACAGCGATGATGTTTGTTCCGAGTGCGGTAAGCATGAGAACGATTTAGCGCACTCGCTACGAGCGTGTGAACAAGCGGTCCAATCTAAACTGCAAGCAGCCGCGTTAGCGATGAAAGCGGCAATTAAAGCGGGCGACCTTGATAAACGTGTCGAGTGCAAAGAAACAATCGACCGGCTTAAATTGGAACGCGAGCGCATCAAGCGGACCAAGGACCCTTTGGGTAAAACCCATCAGTTCGTGAGGGGCGTCAATGAAGTTGACCTCCTTTATCAGCGCATGAAGGGGTTGACTCTTGTTAAGTGGAAGAAAGACTGTCTCGATTTGCCAGACAAGGTTTATCGGCGCGTCCATTGCGAGATTCCGCTCGCTTATAAGCGGGCCGCGGACCTTATTAAAGCGACTGAGAAACGCACGATCACGGCCTTGGCTAAACTCCGTGAGCTTAGTGACGGCTTCCTCTACGACAAAGAACAAGACGGAACAACCACCTGCCAAACCTGCGAAGGCAATGGTCAGTACGACTTTTGGTGGGATGAGGTTCGGCAAGAGCATGTTCTCGAAGGCGACCCCGACGACCCAAACATTGTTAGGGTGGTTGAAGCAACGTGCGACACCTGCAATGGTTCAGGCCAGGTTCCCAAGTACAAACCTGTGACCAAGAACATCGAAGGACCGAAAGAGAAAGTCCTTGCTGAACTTCTCGAAGAGTTCGACGGCGTAGGTCGCGTGGTAATCTTTGCGGGTTTCAAAGCGTCCATCGACAAATGTGTCGCCGTCTGTGACCGCGAGGGTTGGGAAACAATTCGTGTCGATGGTCGCGGTTGGAAAGCGTCATACACGGATCGTATCCTGCCGGAAGACGCCCTTTTGGATTTCCAATCGCCCGATCGCTTGCGGCAAAAGTGTGCCATCATTCTGCACCCGCAGTCTGGAGGCATGGGTTTAACCCTCACGGCGTCACCAGTGGCGATTTACTACTCTAACGATTTTCAAGCGGAGAATCGTATTCAGTCGGAAGATCGTATCCACCGGACAGGCATGGACTTGAAACGCGGAGCGACGATCATCGACATTACGTGTTTGGAAACCGATCAACTCATCCTCGACAACCTACAGAAAAAGCGCGACCTGCAACGAATGTCTATGGGCGACATTACAGCCGCTTTGGAGAAAGACAGTGACAGAACATAAAACAAAAAGCATTCCCTTATCCTCAATTTTCGTGGATGAGAGTATAAACTCGCGGAGCAAGATCGGTTACTCCGACTACTCGGCCTTGGCTCAAAACATTGCAGAACAAGGTCTGATTCAGCTTCCAGCCGTTGTAGCCCGCGAAAACGGGCAGTATCAGGTTATCGCCGGTTTCCGCCGCATGAGGGCTATCGAACACTTGAAATGGCCGGAAGTAACCTGTGTCGTGTACGAGGGGCTCACGGACGCGGAAATCATTAAGATTAACCTTACGGAAAATCTTGAGCGCAAAGACCTAAATCCTCTGGAAGAAGCGATCACTCTTCGACGCTTCGCGGACACCGGTTACACTCCCGAGGAAATGGCTGAAGCTATCTCGCGATCCCCGCAATGGGTTTACTCGCGCCTGAGTATCCTAAGTCTTCCTGACCCCATTCAGGAAGATGTGGCAACCGGAGCGCTGACGCTCAAACAGGTAAAAGTCATTGAGGGTCTCTCCGAAGAAATGCAATACAATTACGTCCGGCTTTATAAAGAGCGCGCCGAGAAAGCATCGGACATTAAAGTGCATCTGAAAAGACACCAGAAGAAGATGCCACGCGTCTCGAAGGGCAAAGCGCGCACGCAAAGCGATATGGAGCGCGTGCGTGACTATCTTTATCACATGTTCGGTACGTCCATCGAAGTGATGGCGTTGCAGTGGGCAAGCGGTAACGTTACTTACGCGGCGCTGGAAAAGGAAATCGAAGAGCAAGCAAAGATGTTTAACATCACATACAGGGGCATTGAAGAATATGAAAAATGTGATCGCGTTTAATGGTGCGAAAGAAAGCGGTAAATCCTTTCTTTCTACAGAACTGGCCTATTTATTAACGAACACACACAACATGCCCGCGCGTGTGGTGAGCTTTGCGACGCCCTTGAAACTCCTGGTTAACGGGGCGTGCCACCTAAACAATGTTATGGTCCGCGACGACTATATTCGCCGGTGGGCCGAAACTTTTGAGCTGGATGAAAACACAACGGATCGCCTCCTAGTCTTCATCCACGACAAGTTCGCCACGTTGAGCGAACCGGACGCTAAAGGTAAGCTTCGTATCGCGTTGCAGATTATCGGCACCGAGTTCTTTCGCGACACCGTGGACGTGAACTTCTGGACCAAGATAATGCGCCACAAGATTCGCGAATCGCGAGCGCAGGTCGTAATTATTGACGACATGCGTTTCGAGAATGAGGAAGCGTTGGTCCTCAAATACGAAGCAGGACAAACCGTTGGTGTCCTCGGCGGAGTGCTTGGTGACGGGCATCGCAGCGAGACATCGCTACATCCGAAGGATTGTCACACTGTTTTCGACAACAGCGCAAAAGATAAGTTCGTCGCGATCCCATTCGTCAAACAGTTGGCGATGAGTACCGCCCGCTTGACAAATCTCAAAAAGATGGTATAATAGGCGTATGCACTTTTGGGACACAGAAACATGTGGTTTTCACGGAATGCCCGTTCTATTGCAATACGCAATAGATGACGGGCCTTCTGTGCTTGTGGAGCTATTCAACGAAAAGCTCGACGTAGTGAACGATACGATTGTCGATATCGTCCACAGCGATAGCTGTCTTTTTAACGCAACGTTTGATATTTTCCACCTCTACAAATTCTGGACCACGGCCCAAGTGTTCATCGAACGATATGGCCATAACAATGTTGTGGTAGCTGATCACATCGACGAGTTCGCCCTTTGTGAGATGGCGGCGAGAGACTATCCGAAAACATGGCGCTTGAAGGGTGTCGTTGACTTGATGCTCGTCGCCCAGCAAACGAAGTACCAAGCGATGATGAATCGTAAGGACATTAGAATCAGACGCGTGCCGCGGTTGTTGGCAGAGCGCCTTGTGGGTGAGCTTGAAGAACGCATTAAGTTCTCCGACATCTACTTCGCTCGACGCAAGAACAAGTTTCCTATTTGGCGACTGGGTGACGTTAAAGACGATTTTGGTGACGTGATCCCTGACCTTGTTGACATCGTTTGTCCCTTCGCACCTAGTAAGGCGTTGAAGGCTTTAGCGGTCGAAGCCGGTTTGGTGGACGTCTCTGAGGTAATGAAGTTCTCCGACATCGAAGTACCCAAAGAGTACCGTCCTGTCGAAGCTGGTTTCGCACCTTGCGCACAAACCAGTTACTTGGACGGGCCAACACCTGGTCCTGACGATTGGCGCGGTACATGGCCCGCGGTCATTAAACACCACATCCACCATTGGCAACATAACGACAGGGCTAGAAAGTACGCTGAACTTGATCCCGAGTACACCAGAGGTATCTGGGAGCATCTTGGTCGGCCGCAAGTCAATGACACTAACAGCATGTTAGCCAACATGGTAGCTGTTTGTCGCTGGCGGGGTTACAATGTTGACGTGGAGCGCCTCAGACAAATGAGAGTCCTCGCGGTTAAGAAGAAGATGTCTGCGCCTACCGCCCCGCGTAAAGTGAAAGATTACATCTTTCCGCACCTTGAAGAAGCCCAATTAGCTGTCATCGGGGACAGTACCAAGCGCGTCATTCTCGAAGAAATCGCCGAATGGGGCGGTGTGGCCGGTGAGAAAGCTGCTGAGGTCCTCGAAGCGCGGTCAGCGCAAAAGGAAGTTGAGTTGTTTGACAAGATCATTCAAGCCGGTCGTTTCCATGCTTCGTTCCGCGTCATTGGCGCTAAATCCGATAGGATGTCTGGTTCCGACGGACTCAACGCTCAGGGTATCAAGTCCACAAAAGAGGTACGTTCATCGTTCCCGTTGGCGTGGGACGACATGCTCCTGACAGGTGGCGACTTCGATTCCTTCGAGGTAGCAATCGCAGAAGCTGTTTATGGTGATCCTGAGTTGCGTAAAGCGTTAACAGAGGGTATGGAGTGCCCCGATTGCTTCGGCGGCGGGTGTTCTTTCTGCGAGGGTACCGGCAAAATAGTAGCAAAACTACACGCACTGTTTGCTGAAGCACTCTACCCCGATAAGACGTACCGCGAAATTATGGAATCTAAGGGCCAAGAACCTGACCTTTACACAAATGGTAAACGTGGCGTCTTTGCTCAACTCTATGGCGGTAACGAGAACACGTTGCAAGAGCGTATCGGTATTCCAGAGGACGTGGCCCTCGCGGCGATGCAGTCTTTCCAAGACAGATTCGTTGGAGTTAAAGACTTCCAAGACGGAATCCGTAGCGATTACTGTTCGATGACACAACCGAACGGCCTCGGCACACCTGTCGTTTGGAAAGACCCCAAAGAATATGTCGAGAGCATGTTTGGTTTCAAACGTTTCTTCGACGTTGAGAACCGCGTCTGTAAGACACTTTTTGCGTTGGCGGAAGACCCACCTAAATCGTGGCTAAGCCTGAAAGTTAAAATAACCCGACGAGATAGAGAACAGAAAATCGGGAACGCCGTAAGGTCCGCGCTCTTTGCGGCGGCTTTTAACATTCAAGGCCAAAACATGAGGGCTGCCGCCAACCACCTTATCCAAAGTCCTGGCGCACACATGACGAAGGACCTCCAATGTCGGTTGTGGTGTGTCCAACCCGTTGGAATCTCAACGTGGGCCGTACAACCACTAAACGTTCACGACGAGATTATGAACCCTTGCCTAAACAATGTTGTGGTAGAGTGCGCCAACATTGTTGACGATTTCATTGAAGAACACAAGTCACTCGTGCCGATGCTCGAAATGACTTGGGACAAACAACTAAAGTCGTGGGCAGGTAAGTCGTGAGCATTGATTACGAGAAGATTATTAGTCGGGCGAAATCTAGGGCGTCCGACGCACGGCGCGTGGAACGCTTCGTTAAAACAGATACCTTCATGGCGTTCATGACCGAGTGCCGTAGGCACCCTTCTGGCGGCAACACGTACCGCCGCGCATTGACGCTCATTGCCGACAGTGATCTGGCTGGCTTAAAGAATCTGGTTTACTTAATAACAAGAGATTTGTCACTGTGTTCAACGGGTAAGTTAAGGGACCTCTGCAAGCAAACCGGCGTAACATATTACAGCGACATGTCAAAAGAACAAATGGCGAAAGCCTTAGAAGGTTTAGTATGGATCGACCATGTAGAATAAACAAGGCTTACGACACGCTCCAAGGCACAAGAGCGTCCTTTAGCGGTGATGAGCACGAGTTCGACGCTTTTTGTTTCGCGCTCCGCTGTCAAAGTGACCCTCAGTTAAAACGCGTAGAGGACTGGCTACCCCAGTTCGTTGAGGCAATAACCAAGTACCGCCGAGGACCCTCAGCAAAACGAAAAAGATTTTTAGACTTAGTGTGGCAAGTACGCCCCACGTTAAAGCAACCAAAGAGGAAACGATAATGTTAAATCAAACGAAGTTATGTAAACGAAACATTCAAGCTGTCTTGCGAGAGTGTGCTTTTACGCCTAAAGATGAATCAGAGTTCAACCTCATTGCGCGCCTGAATGACCCAGGGTATACGGCAAAATACGCTTTCACGGAATTGGGTTTGCAACTGCAACAAGGCGCGGTCGACGCGAAACGCATTATCTCTCTTCTCGCTCTCGCAGAAGCACAGGAGTCACAAAATGCCGGGAATTAAAACAGACCGTATCCGAGAAAATCCCGAAGCACTCGTACAAAAGCGCATTATCAAAATGCTCAAAGCGCGCGATTGGTACGTGACGGTAATGCACGCCAGTTTCGCGCTGCGTGGGATACCTGACCTGTACGCGGTCCATAAAAGACATGGCGCGCGTTGGATCGAAGTTAAGGACCCGAAGCGCACAGGTAAACGAAGTCTGTTCACCAGCGCACAGCTCGAAACTTTCCCCCACTGGTCCGCGGCACATATCCAGATTTATGTACTAACAGGACCCGAACAGGAAGAGTACGATAAACTCTTCCGGCCAGGCAACTGGGCGAGGTACTTGGTATGAAGAAACTGAAACAGGACAATCCGTACAATTGTCTGGTTTACGCTCTTGGGATGGCCCTTGACGTGGAACCAGACACTTTGTACCGCTACCTCACGCACACCGGTCTAGGCGATAAACGCAAAGGCTTCGTGCCCGAGGAATTTTACACTGCTGTCGTTGAGAATGGGCGTTTACCTATTCTCGCGCACGTTTCATCCTTTGACGGAAAGAACGAGTCTTTTTTAAATGTCGCCGCCCTAACAATGTTTGGGTACACACGAGCCATTCTCACGGTTCTCAAAACAGATATCACGCTCCACCACGCTCTCGCGTGGGACGGAGAAACCAAAACGCTTGTTGACCCCGCCAAAGGTGAAGAAGTGGATTTTAACGACTACACGATTATTGAAGCGCTCATGCTTCCAACGCACAAGGAGATTACGAAATGGGTACCCCAACACGGCTTGAATTGCCAAACACAATATGCACTAGAGAGCTTCGATACGGAAACGAAGTTCATATTAAGGAACTTATAATCTTTCTCGAACCGATGGCGCGGAGAATCATTGCGGCATGGTGTTCAAAGTATCCTTACCGCTGCGCCGAAATCGAATCCGAAGGACTGTACGCTCTCACCTACACGGCAAATAACATCAAACACGATAACCCTATCGCGCAAGTGAAAAAGGCGATCGAAGGAATGATTCGCAATGCCGTGAAGGGTAATAAGGTGGTACACGTTCCGCGGTCCTTTCAGGACAAGAACAAAGATTACGGGCAAACGACTGTTGAACACACGGTGGCCCTCGCTCTTTTCGGCACAAGCGATGCCAGTCAGGAGGTTGTCGAGTTCTACGAATTTTGTTTGAGCAAGATGCACCTGACCGCTTTGGAAAAGCAAATCATTAAGTACCGTCGGCAAGAGATTTCCGATGACGACATAGCCAAAATGTTGGGATACACAACACGCCACATCCGAGCAATAAGAGTGGACCTTCATGCCCGATTCAATACCTTCCGATTCAACAAAAAGATCAGAGCCAGATTTTTTGGCGAAAGTTAGAAGCGCTATCGCAGCAGGTTCTCGTGTCGCGGTGTGCCTCGTTGATGGGGACAAAGTCCTTGTCGATTTGGACGAACGCGATCGGCGATTAGCCATTTGCGAACAGTGCGAGAACTTTCAAGCCGCTGACGTTACTTGTCGGCTTTGCGGGTGTTATCTCAACCTCAAAAAGACACTATCCACAGAAACTTGTCGGTTGGGCAAGTGGCCAAAGAGCGACCCAAACAATGTTTAGGTGCCGCTTGACAAATAACTCAGATGTGCTATAATGGTATTTCACCAAGGAGAACAAAATGGAAACGAAACTAAACTTCATCCAGCAAAATCACTGGATTGACCAGCGCGAGGTGCGAAGCCACCTTTGCGACAATGTCACAATCACGATCACTTCAACCACACGTCCGAGTGGGTTGGATTTTTGGTGTTTGTACTTGACGCTCGATGCCCCAGTTCTGCGGGCCGCGGTCGCAATACCGATGACCCGCGAGTTGACGAAACTCGACAAACGACACACCACAACAATGTTTGGGTGGGACTATCCCGAGTACGCCGAAAGCGGCCTTGCTCCGCGGAACATCATACCTGAACAAGTAATTAAAGACGCACACACCATTCTCGAATGGGTGTTAAGGGGAATGAAATGAGTAAAATTGGTATCTACCACAGTGCCGACAACGACGGCCTCGCTTGCGGAGCCATCCTTCACCAGCAAGGGTACGAAGTCATCGGCTTCGACTACAATGAGTTTAAAGGTGAGCGTTTGCTCTCAATGAATATCATCCCTGAAACTGTGGTCAACGATGCACACGCACTTCTAAATTGGTTGGTGACGCTATGAAACTCGGCATTTACGACAGGACAGATTTCGACGGTAAAGCTTGCGGCGCGTTGCTACGAGAAATGGGTTGCCAAACCTTGCCTTACAATTATGGCGATAAGCTTCCATTACTCAGCGGGCTAACGGGCTACCAAGAGCTTTGGATTTGTGATACCTGCCTTCCAGACGATATGATGCTTGACCTCGCGGCTATTTATGGTAGTCGCTTCCACTGGGTCGATCACCATAAATGTGCGTTCTTAAAGCTTGGTGAGCAAATTCGTAAGCTCAGAGGCATTGTTCACTATTCGCCTGATGACGCAGCTTGCTACGGGTTAGCTGAAATTGAGGGTATGCTCTTAACAGGGCACACAAACTTAGAGTGGCTTTCAGACTACGACACTTGGAAGCTCGGCTCAGGTAACTACGTTCTGGGCCACCAAACACAAGCCAATAGAATGTGGGGATGCTTAACGGCTGAACAGCTTGTCCATTCTGACAGCTTTCTCGGATGGCTCCGCGCTCCTGTGGATTCTGATTTTGTCGCCAAGGGTAGAAATCTGGTGAACTACAACCTTCAACAGTATAGGGCGTTAATTGCTGCTTACGGTTACGCTGTAAATTTCCAGAATCTGGACGCGCTAGCCATCAACACGCCATTAGTGGACTCGTATATGTTTGAGTCGGTGCGGGATAACTATGAAATCTGTATCGCTTACTATTGGAACGCGGAGCGAGACTCTTGGAAGTACAGTATCCGTTCAAATAACATTGGCGTCGATTGCGGTTTTATTGCCGACAACTACGGAGGCGGAGGCCATAAAGGGGCCGCAGGTTTCAGCACAAAGAAGTTAATACTATGAGCGACCCTGATAAGATTTGCGAGAACTGTAAACACAGTGTTGTTCACATTGAGCGTGATCGTCAAGCCTACTACACTTGCCACGTTTACGCTGAACCTGTGGACGTACGAGGGTCCGCGACTTGTCCCTTGTTTGAATACTTCCTACCAAAAGGAGAACGGAAATGATCGAACTAACAGTTGAACAACAAGGTGCTATCGCGGCCATTGAAGCGTGGTACAAGGGTGACAAGCAGATTTTTAAACTGTTTGGACCTGCCGGTTCCGGTAAGTCGTTCCTTTCGTATGCCATTCTTGAGACATTGGGTGTCCCTTTTGTCCAAGTGGTTTACACCGGTAAAGGCGCACAGGTCTTGAAGGAGAAGTCTGGGCATCCGACGCACACGATCCATCGAGCCATTTACAAATGCGTTTCACCTCCTGGCCGACCGCCAACATACGTGTTCAATGACAAATCGCCTTTGAGTAAAGTGCCGCTTACTGTCGTCGATGAGGGCGGTATGGTCGGAGCGCGGATCGTTGCTGACCTTAAACGCGCAGCAAACCGTATCTTGGTCCTCGGCGATCCACACCAATTGCCCCCGATTAAAGACAGTCTGTCTGAGTTGCAGAAGAATCCTGATTATCAGCTCACGGAGATTCACCGTCAAGCAGAGGGTTCCCCGATCCTCGAAATGGCGACGAGAGCGCGGAACGGGTTACACGTTCCGACGACTGTGAATCATCGTGATGTTAACTACGAAGATTACGATGTCGTCCTCGTCGGTCGAAATAATACGCGTAAAGCTATTATCCAGTCGGAACGTAAGCGCCAAGGTCTACCAGGCAATCGTGTCGAAGTTGGCGAGCGTCTGATCTGTATTCGCAACAATCACGACCTCGGTATCATGAACGGTACGATGTGGCACGTTCTCGGAGTCAGGGGTGAGCAACTGCTCGTCGCTTCCGAGGACGATGCCGAGCCTATTACCGTGGACTACGACCCGAAGGTTCTGTTCGAGAAAATTACGTGGCAGAAATCAGATCACCTGCTCAACAAAGGAGCGGCGTTCTTCTACTTCTCAAATGCGATTACGGTCCACAAGGCCCAAGGTTCGGAGTGGGATAGTGTCCTACTCGTCGATGAGAGTTTCTGCTTCCGCGATAACGCGAGGAAGTGGCTCTACACAGGAATCACCCGCGCAGCTAAACACTTGGATATTGTACGATGAAAGTAAAAGCGAAACTGTTACACGAACTCGTCGAAGTGTCCCTCTTTTAACAGCACGAAGCTGTTGAAGTAACAACCAACCAAGGAGCAAGTATGAACATCTTGCAAGCCCTCGAAAACGTACGCGAAAAAGTACGTGCCGCCCGCGCCAGTCATCCGTCACTGGATACCAGTATCCTGTCGGACCTCGACGCGATTATCGCCGAAGCCGGTACCTTGCAGGACCGCGCGCCGGAAGACGACATGCCGGAACTGGAAGACGACATGCCGGAAGACGACATGCCGGACGGTCCTGAGCCGTTTCAAGTCGGTTAAACAACTAGGCGACCTAAACATTGTTTAGGTCGCCGCCCCTTTTTGGAGAACACAATGCACTACGGTAAACACCACAAGACAGGTTCGATTCTTCGCATCGACGAAAACGGTCAACCTGTGAAACGACTTCGGATTTCAAAGAAAAAGCGTCGCGTGTTACGTGACCTTAAGAAACAGGCGCGCGACCCGCAACTCACACATGAGGCGCGCGAAGAGATTGTCGCGAAAGTTAAACGACTCTTACGCGCCACTTGACAAATAACTCAGATGTGGTATAATGGTATTTCACCCTCAACCAAGGACACGAGATGCTTGAATGGCTACTGACTGAGACTAACCACGTTGTAACGCGGCACGAAGTAATTTGTTTTATGCTTCTGCTCGTTTACAGCATCACAACCGCCCTAACATTGTTATGGCGGTTTCTTCAAGACCGGCGCTACGGGCCGCGGAGACGCTACCAAGACTGGAAGCGCTTCCAGTACGCCCAGATGTACGGCGGCTCAATCAAAACGCTGGCGGACCAACTCAATGTAACCGAAGACGCCGTAGAGCGTCTTACGAAAGCAGGTAAAGATAATGGCTAAACGACAACTACTTCAAAAAATTGGATACGGCAAAGAAACGATGTCCATGGCCGCTGGCTACTTAGTCAGCGAGAAACTGGACGGTATCAGAGTCTTCTGGGACGGCGGCGTCACACGAGGCCAACCAAAAGCTGACGTGCCGTGGGCCAACACCGAGAAAGACGATCGCTTCGTTAAGAAGCAAGTCTCGACGGGCCTCTGGACGAAAGACGGACACCCTGTGTACGCTCCCGATTACTGGCTCGACGCATTGCCGAAAGTCTTCGTGGAAGGTGAGTTGTACCTCGGACGCGGGTTATTTGAGAAGCTTGTCGGGATCGCTCGAAAGCAAACACCCGTAGGCCACGAATGGCAGGGCGTTAAACTTGTCGCCTTCGACGCGCCACACGTTCTTGAAATGCTCGGACCAGGAAAAGTCTCCTACCGCAACTACAACACAATGTTCGACGGAAATGCTGTGGACCTGATCTTCGGGGAAGTGGCGTGCATTGCAGAACATCTCGACTTTGAGGAACGTGCGAAGTGGCTCGCGGACCGCTGGCCGACATGCGTTGATCAACGTTTGTTGTTCTCGACAGGGTTGATGAGACAGTTCTTCAAAGAGGTAACTGATTCCGGCGGAGAGGGCATCGTCCTTAAAGCCCGCAGTAACTTCTGGACGCCTCACCTTGCGAAGAACGCTTTCAAGATCGTTCCTATCCACACTTCCGAGGGAATACTCAAAGGTTTCAAAACGGGTAAAGTCGGTAAGGAGGGACGCACTCTTGGCAAAATCGGTTCGCTGATCTTGGACTGGGGCGGCAAGCGTTTGGACGTTTCCGGTATGGATGCGCCACTCCGCGAGTTTGAGACAGGAGCTATGGAAACATGGGCCGAGGAACATCCTGGCGTTGACGCGCCATCTGACTTCTCCGGCGATTTCTTCGATGTTGGGATGCGAGTACAGTTCGAGTACAAAGAGTTGTCGGCATACGGGGTGCCAAAGAACGCGCGTTACAAAAGGATTCGCCATGAAGACTAACGAAGAGTGGAGAAAGGCACAGAAGGCGCTCAGAGCTAAGATAGCTCGCGACGTCAAAGAGCGCAAGGCGCAACCGGAAACGGCCGTACACCCGCAAAGAACTCAGGTTCAGCGTGACGCGCTTCGGGCGAAAAAAGCTAAAGCTAAGCGTGCCGAAGCCAAGGCTAAGCGCGAGGCCGTGATCAAAGCGAAACAGTTCAAGGAGAAAGCGCCCCAGATTAAAGCGTTTTGCACCTACGCTTTGGCCACGTACCCAGAACAAAAGCCCTTAGTGGGATTGGTCGAAAAGCTGGCCGCAGGTGTGCCGAAAGGAACGCGGGCCGCGAACCTAAACATTGTTATGGTTCATCGGTCCGAGTCCATTGTCGCGCTGTTCGAGGTCGTTTGGCGTGGTTCGTTCGGCCACCCCGATAACGCCACGATCAACGCGATACAAGCCTACATCGCCAGTATCGAGCGATGCTCGCTCGCCTGTCACAAAGGTTTTCAGGAACGTGGCCCTCGCCTGCCTAAAAGAAAATCTTTTGGTCTTCCAGCCGACGGATACAAAGTAACAACCATTAACAAGAACCGTGGAGAATAACATGAACAATAATCAAGTACGTGTCCAGCAATTCATGGCGAAAGCCAAACAACCTATCGCCTTCATCCCTCAGTTACCCGATGAGGCGACCCGACGCCTCGCGGCGCGATTGGTTCTGTCCGAGGCACTCGAAACTGTCGAAGCCCTTGGGTTTAATCTGACAGCCATCGGGTATGACATCGACCCGCAAGATTTTAATCTTCGCGTTAACCCGTTTCGCGGCAGTGAGCAAGAACAACTCCGCGCCATTGCCGATGGACTGGCTGACGTCGAATACGTCAGCAATTGGACGTGGAGTGCTTGCGGGATGGCTAATCAACCCTTCTATGACGCCGTTTGCGACAACAACGATTTGAAGGTCATCGACCCGAAATTCGACGAGAACGGTAAAGTGAAGAAACCCGAAGGCCACCTGCCGCCGGACCTGTTACGCGTTGTTGAGGAACAGGTCAAACACTCTTTGAGTGTTTGTTCAGACCTACTGATAACAGCAGCGGAAGGAGGTTCGAACTATTGGGCCGACTTCGAGGAACTCGCAGACGGGGCTTATCGTATCGTAGAGCAAGAGCAGAGCGGTGACGCCGTAGTTCTGGCGGAAGTCACACCTCTGATGATGGCTAAAGCCTGTCAGAAAGCTATCGAGCTTTACCCACACAACCACAAAATCATCGCCGATGTGGACCTGCACGACGCTGAAACCGCAGACATCGTGTTGCAGGTCGCTATGTTCGGGGAGCTGGTGTACGGATGAAAGCTAATGCAGTGTACTTAGGCGACGGCGCCTATGCCGAATTAGATGACACCGGAGGCGTGAGAATCTTCACGTCGAACGGTGTAACGGAAGAAAATGAAATCTTCCTTGAACTCCCAATGGTGGGAATCTTAAACAGATACATTGAACGAGAGGTAACGAAATGAACGCATCAGACATCGGAATGACAGAAGAACAGTTTCAAAAAGCTGTTATCAAACAAGCAGCAACGCAATTGTTATTCAACGAGCGCATGGAGGATGGCGAAACTTGGTTGTCCGATAACAACAACGTTCGCGAACTCAAGGACGTCATTCGTGACGCGTCTGCAAATTTCTTTGCCACTTTTGCAGAACCCCTCGCAGCCAAGTGGATCGAGGAACACGTTAAAGATTTGATGTTCCAAGAGACGAATACCTATGGTGAACCCTTGCGTGGCTCGAAACCCAAAACGCTCCGCGAAACCGTGGTAGCTTGTATCGACAAGTTTCTCAATCGGAGCGTTGACGCGAAGGGTAAAGAGTGTCGGACAGGACTGAAAGGTTCTCGGACCTATATCGCTCACGAAGCAATGAAGGCCATTGAGAAAGACGTTTCAACAGAGTGCGCCGCTCAACTGGCCGCCTTGAACGAAACACTGGCTTCTGAAACAGCGAAAGCTCATGCCTCGGTCCTTGAACGCTTGAAGATCGAGGTGCAGTCGTGAACCTACCCTATATCGAGTTTATGCGGCCTAATGGCAAGCAGACAGCGAAAGAGCTTTTGTTATGTGAACCTATGATAACTTCGCACGTCATCGAGAACGCAACGACACTGCTAGAAGCAGGTGTGTCGTTTACAATGGAAACTGGCTCGCTTCTCAGCTCGAAAGAAATCTGGTACGCGGAACTCGGAAATGCGGAGTATATCCACATCGGCGCGTTCAGCGGGGACTTCTTGATCAAAGCGGCCAAGTACCTCGGAGTTGAACTATGAAACTGCAAAACATTATTCCAACAGCAAACCACGGCGAAACTACTCGGTACGTTGTGGTACTCACTGAGTACGAGATGCGCCACGTTACGGGTCAAGCAACCACCCGCAATGTTAACTTTCGGCGCGATCAGAAAACTGTTGATGCCTGTCAGCTTTCCGCTCTCGCAGAAGGTGACGAGGTTGTAATCCACGATGCTTACGAGCAGGTCGAGAAGCTGATCAAGAACTTCCAAGACCTTCGGAAGTCAGTTTCAAGCTCCAAGGCACTGGCAACTCAGTTGGAGAATGCCGTCGCTAAGCTATACGAGGAAGAACTATGAGTAAAACCCACATTGTAGAGATGACGCTTGAAGAGGCGTGCAATGTCGAAATCGGTATTGCACACTGTTCCAAGATGTATGACGAAGGGGCCGTAAAGTACGATGTAAAGCAATACTATCGGATGGAGGCTCAGGCACTTGTAGCTACAGTGCAAGCATTCTACACCCGATCGCACGAAAAGGAGCAAATCGTACGCTACCCTAAAACGTGGTGGCAGCACTTTAAGCAGCGTTTCTTTACGGAGAAGATGCTGATAAAGTGGCCCGTTATTGAAGAAGAAGTTACAGTGTGCTTCCATCTCAAATTCCCGCGCTGTCAGTTACCTGAACGGTTGCAGGAGTACAACATTCACGCAGACCTAAACAATGTTTAGGTCACAAACCAAAAAAGAAACGAGAAAACAAGATGCAAAAGAACATAATCA